AAATTTTGTAACATTATTGATAGCATCAATTGCACCTTGTATTCCAGTATTAATCTGATCAATAATAAAATTGATTGGAGATGTTACAAATTTCCATAACCAATTAATGATATTATTTAAAAAATTAATAATACCATTTACAAAATTTTTAATCGGATCGAGAATTATGCTTGGATCATTAATAACTTTTAATAAAAATTTAACTGCAGATCCAAGAAGAATCATCATAAAAAACTGCTTTATTCTATCAAAAAAACTTACAAATGGTTTTGTAACTTTAGTAAAAGCATTTTCAATTTTAGATTTTGATTTAGACTCTAATTTTTCTTCTCTCTTCTTCTTTTTTTCCTTTCTTCCCCTTATCCTTTCCTTTTCTTCTGCCTTTTTTTCTTCTTTATCTTCTTTCTTTATTTGATTTAATAACTCATCTAACTTATCACCAATAGTATCCAATTCGTCAATAATAGCCTCTTTGAATTCTATAACTTCCTTAGTAGTTTTTTCTTCTCCAATTTCTGAAGGTGGAAGTAATTTTTTTGAATCTATTGTTGTCTTTTTTGGTCCTGAAGGTTTCCTATCAAATACCTTTTCAATGTTTATTTTTTTCTTCTTTACTTTAAAACTTCCAGTTTTCCCCCTAACTCTTTTATATTCATTCGTAATTAATTCAGCACTCTCAGTAGTCATTTGACTACTGGCCATTCTTGCCTCTACTGCTTTCTCTTTTAAAAGAGTTGCATACTCTTCATAAGTTAAATCGAATACATCCTCCAATCCCAGAATTGAAAGAATCTGAGAATCTATTTCTTCTTCTACTAAATCATCTGGTTTTTTGGGAACAATTGCAAGTGCTCCTGGAGGTTCTTCGGTTCCTCTTATATCACCAAGTAAATCATCCAATCCTTCGGGAATATCTTCTTCTTGATCTTCAATTTCTTGTATTAAAGTTTTTGCCATGTCGGAAAGATCATTCGTTTTCCCCATCGCAATATCATTATCAATTTGTCTCTGTTCCTCTTCACTTAATGAGTTGTAGTAACTCGACAGAAGAGAAATTTGAGCATCAGAAAGTTTATCGGTTAATTGTTTACCGAGTTTAAATTCATATGCTTTTCTTAATTTTTCCGTTTTAGTTGCCATGTTGTTGCTGCTTTAATTTTTCATCTTCAAGATGTTGTTGTAACAGCCCAATATAAACATCTCGTTCCCAAGGAATCAGATTTTCAATTTCAGTTAATGAATATTTATGATACTGCATCAAAGCAAAATTAATTCTATAGTAATTTTCAAGGTCCATATGGGACATTCCTATCCGAAAAAACTGGATAAACCCTCCAGAACGACAGTACTCTCAACTTTTGTTTTTGGATTAGTGAATGTAATTTCATGAGATAATTTTGGCATCGTTTCAAAGAACTTTTCAATTTGTTTGAATTGAATGCTATTCATTTGCTCAAGAAAATCAATAATTTCTTTCTTTGTAACATCAGAAGCATCCCAAACTTCTTCTTCATTATAAATTTTATCAACACAAGAAGCAATCAGTTCAAACGATTGATCCACATTGCTTTCGGAAATATCAAAATTACTTTTAATAAATTGATCTAAAGAAGGGTATTTCATCTCCATGATTAAAGAATCATCAAGTTTGATTTTATTTGTATGACCTTCCTTTTTTTGAACTTTAATATCATCAAGATTAATACTTACAGGAACTGATGTCTCACCATCATCAGGAGCAATCAAATTAACTTCAACCTGCTCTCCAACAGATTTTCCGCGAATATTAAGAAACAAATATTCAATATCAAATGTAGGAAGAGACTCTATTTTAATTCCTCTCGTTTGAATGCAATTTTTTAATACTGCTTTAATTGCATTTGAAATTTCTTTCGTATCTTCTGTTTCTAATGCTAAAACTAAAAGTTTTTCTTCTTTAACTAAAAAAGGTCGATATTTAATTGTCTTTTCATTTGATGGCAATTCAAGTTCGTAAACTGGTGTAGAAATTGTAGGTAAAGGCATAATGTCCTATAGAAGTTTCAGTGTAATTATTTATGGAAATATTAGAAATCCCTACTTTCATCAAAGAAAGTTACAGAAGACCCAAATGGACTATAAACAGTTGCATAACCTTGATCATCTAAACCATTAATAACTGCACTAAAATCATCAATTGGCACATCAGGATTTCCAGTAGCTTTTCTATTTTTAGTATAACCACTCGAACCAATATTCAATCTTTCTCTTACATATCGAATATATGAGAATGAAACAGTGCATTTTAAAATTTGACTTTGATCATATGAAACTGGCATTGATACAATATTTGTAGGAAATGCCTCAACAAAAGTATATTGCATTATTGTATTGGATGTTTTACTATTTGACTCTTTAAAGTGCAAATCCTTTTCAAACTTTATTAAGTTAATCCCACCCTTATAATTTTTGGGGTAATTCATTCTATAATATGCATTTTTCTTTTTATAATTGTCCCTCGACAAAGTAGATCCTTCCCCAACAATGTAATTAATCCATCCATCAAAATATTCAATTACTTTATAATCACGATCAACATAAAAAGTTAAATCTAAACTTTCATCATATATTCTTCGATATCCCATTTTTTCGGTAACTCCATGATAATCACTAGTAACATCATGAGTCGCAACTGATGATCCTGGCAAAGATGCTTCAGTGCAAAGTAAATCTATATCACCCCTATTAGATGGGGTAATGTCAGGTGCTCTTAAATTGTTTGAAATAAATCCAGAAACTCCTGGACCTGGAGTAATGGTAACTCTATAAAGAGATGTTTGTGCAAGATTTAATAATCTGGATTTGATATCACTTATTGATAATTTTTCTGGGGCGATACCTGCCATTTATAAATATGTTTATGGTATATAGTATGTATGCGATAAAGAACAGGTTGTAAGAAATTTGAAAAATGCCGAGAGACGGAAAATACAATCAAGGTTATTTTAGACCACAAAATCCCCAAAAATACAAAGGAAATCCAAATAATATTGTATATCGAAGTAGTTGGGAACTTAAGTTTATGAGATGGTGTGATAGAAATGAGAATGTATTAGAATATGGTTCAGAAGAATTTTTTATTCCATATGTCTCACCAATAGACAATCGAGTTCATCGATACTTTCCAGATTTTATAATCAAAGTAAGAGAATCTACGGGTGAAATTAAAAGATGTGTAATTGAAGTAAAACCAAAAAAACAAACAATTCCGCCCACAAAAACTCCAAAAAAGAAAAATAAAACTTGGATTAATGAAGTTAAAACCTATGCAGTAAATGAAGCAAAATGGAAAGCTGCAAAAGAGTTCTGTGATGATCATATGATTGAATTTAAGATTATCACAGAAAACGAACTATTTGGTTATTCTAAATGATAATAGAGAATAAAATATTTTAAAATGAGCAATTATTATACATATGCTTACTTAAATGATGAGGGTATTCCTTACTATATTGGAAAAGGAAAAGAAAATAGATTATATGACCATAGAGGTAAAAATTGTAATCCACCAAAAGATAGAAGTAGAATAATAAAATTAAAACAAAATCTTACTGAAGAAGAAGCATTCAAACATGAAATTTATATGATTGCCGTATTTGGTAAAAAATGTGATGGAACTGGTATATTGATGAATATTACTGATGGTGGAAATGCTCCTCCTAAAATGTATGGAGATAATAGTCCAACAAAAAGACCAGAAGTTAGAGCAAAAATAAGTGCTGCACTAAAGGGTAGAAAAGGTAATCCAGTTAGTTTAGAAACAAGACAAAAAATTTCAAATTCACACAAAGAAAAATTAAAAAATAATCCAAGGCCATTATCTTATTATACTGAAAATTTAAAAAAAAAAATGGCAGAAAGAAATAGAACTGATAAAGAAAAGCATAAAAGACACAGTGAATTTATGAGAGATAAATCATATGCTGCAAAATCAGTAAAATATAATAATAAAGTGTATAAATCTATGACTGAAGCAATAAAACAAACCGGACTTTCTAGATATTATATTCTTAAAGAAGGTGGAAAATTTATTAAAGGTATCAAGTAATGGCAGAAGGATTTGGAAAATATATACAAAAACAATCATCAAGAGTTTCTCAATTAAAAAGAAAACTTGATGGTTCTGAGGATGCTGATGCGATTATGTTGAATATATTAGAAGTATTTAAAGAATCAGTATTCATTCCAGAAGTTGGAAATTATTATACTTTTGTTTACATAGCAAAAACTCCAAATATTACTTATGACCAACATCCATTAGTTGCTGTTACAGAAATTCAAAAATGGGGATTTAAGGGAATTAACTTTCATTGGGGAACAGTAAGAAATTACACCTGGACTGAAGTTATCGGAAAACTTCATATTGTAAGAAACAATGAAATTGATTATCTTCGTTCACTTCCATATCAAAAATTCTGGAGATAAATAAGTAAAAAACCTGTGTCTAATGGCAGAACAGTCTATAACTAGAAATTGGAAAGGAATAGCAACAAGATCTGTGACTGATACTTCCACTGGGAAAGTTAGAGTATTTGTTATTGGATTATCTCCTGCACCGATCACAGGATCAACGGAAGTTGAAGTTCTTAGAACAAAAGATGGAAATAATGAATGGGAATATACTCTAACGGGGCAAAGGGCATTACTTGGATATTATAATCAAAATAACACAACTCAGATAGATACTCAAAAACTTAACGAATTAGTTTTTACTGATGCCATAAAACAATATAATAATGACAGAGCAGCGATATTAAATAATAACGATAATTATGCAAATGCAACTGAAGCAGAAGATAACAGAAGATTTTTTGCTCAGACATCAAGAATACCTGGAGTTATAGATCCAGTAACTAATCAAAAAGTTGCTCCTGATGGAAAGTTAATTGATCCTACATCTCCTCCACCACCTCCACCATCTGACCCAGACAATGATGATGACCCACCACCTGGCCCAGGCACTGGTGGATCTCAACCAGACCCAGACACTAGTAATACTCAACTAACCCCAATATCTGATTTAAATCAAATCTCAGGAAAAGCAACAGATAGTACATTTGATACTTTAAGATATCCAAAGACTCCTGCAGTGGATGATAAGTTTGATTATTTAAAGATTGATGTTATTAAATATGTTCCTCCAGGACTTGGAACAAATGCAAATTTCAATGTAAAAAGATTTGATGAAAGAGCAACAAATATTTTGGGATCAGTATTTCTTCCAATGCAACCAGGAATAACAGATTCTAATGGAGCATCGTGGAATGAAGATCGTTTAAATCCATTTCAAGCTGCACTTGGAGGTACAGCAGCAGAAGCACTTAATGATTTTGGTGGGGGTAATATTAAAGGTGGTGTTGAAAATTTTATAAACAATATAAAAAAAACTGCAGGAACTCTTGCCGATAGTGGAAATGTTCAACCCTACTTAACTGCATACTTTGCCGGACAAGCAGTTGGTGCAAATATTATTGCAAGACAAACTGGAGCAGTTATCAATAACAATCTTGAATTACTTTTTAATGGACCTAAACTTAGAACATTTCAATATAACTTTAGATTTACTCCAAGGGAAGATGATGAAGCAAGAGAAATTAAAAAAATTATTAGAGTGTTCAAAAGAAATCTTGCACCATCTCAAACTGATGATGGACTCTTTCTTGCATCTCCAAATGTATTTCGACTTAAATATATCTACGGAAACTCCAAAGATCAACATCCATTCTTAAATAAGATTGGAACCTGTGCTCTTACAGATATGTCCGTGAACTACACTCCAGATGGAACTTATATGACATATGGAGATGGTTCAATGACTTCATATACAATGACATTACAATTCTCAGAATTGAATCCAATTTATCGAGAAGATTATGATACTACAGAAGGACAACAAGGAATGGGTTACTAAAAATGGCAAAACCTTACTTTAGACAAGTACCAAACTTTGAATATATCAGTAGAGTTGCAGGAGAAAAAAATATCTCCGATTATATTAATGTTAAGAATTTATTTAAAAGAGGAAAGTTAAGAGAAGATATTTTTGGAGATCTTAACTTCTTTACAAAATATAAAATTGTTGGCGATGAAAGACCAGATAATGTTGCATATAAAATTTATAACGATTCTACATTAGATTGGGTAGTTCTTCTTTCAAATAATATTCTAAACATTCAAACAGAGTGGCCTTTAACTCAAAGAACCTTCGATCAGGTAATGCTTGATAGATATGGATCTTATGATAATCTTTATAGTGGAATACATCATTATGAGACAACAGAAATTCGTGATTCTTTGGGAAATACTGTAATTAATTCTGGATTAAAAATTTCACCAACTTGGAAAACAAATGGAAATTTTGTTGAGATTATTAGTAATGAAATTTCTGTCATTAAATCGGGAAATGCAATAACACCTTCGACAACTGTAGAAGTCTATATGTTCGAAGGTCTTCAAGGACTTGGTGTTGGAGATCAGATTACAATTGAAGGAGTTTCGGATAGTACATATAATGGAAAACACACTGTCACAAATATTGTTTCTCAAATTGATAGTTCGACATTCATTTTTCAATACGAATTAGACTCTACACCAACTGAAGCACTTCCATCTCTTTCATCTCCAAGAAATGAATTTGTACTTTATTCATTAAATGAAGCTGTAGAACTCACTGGAAATTCATATTATTATGAATATTGGGATCCAGGACTTGGATATTCGGTTCTTGTTCCTTCAACTTCTTTTGTAAAACCAGTCACAAATTATGAATATGAAAGTCAACTTGAAGATGAAAAAAGAAACATATTTGTACTTAAACCACGGTATTTAAATATTATATTTAATGATTTAGATGATATTATGCCTTATCAAAAAGGTGGCGATCAATATGTGAACGCCACCTTAAAACGAGGAGATAATATTAGATTATATCAATAATCACTCTTCAGCCAACCTTTGAAAATATGACAAGGCATCATCTTCTTCTTCAGAATTTGACTCATTCACCGTAATATCTGAAGAGTTGAAATCATCTTCAGATTGTTGTTGACGAGAAGAAAAATCTGGAGTATAAGATCCTCGATCATTATCTTCATCAAAAACTTCTTCATCTAGACGAGGGCGAGGAGATGTTTTTTGACCAAGAACATACTTCAATCGCTTATCAAGTTCTTCATATGATTTGAATTGATCAGAAGCAGCAATTGCATTCAAGGAATACTGTTTCTTCCAAATTGCTTCTAGAGCATCATCATCGTCAAGAAGAGGTTTTGGACTTTCAAATTCAGACTTATCGTAATTCCAGTACCCTTCAACTTTACGAATTTTCAAACGAAAGTTTGCACCACTCCAAAAGTCAAAGGGATTGATTGGTTCTTCATCTTCAAATTCTGGTTGCATTGCATTCAGAATTTTGTCAAAGATTTTTTTGCCAAACTTATAAAGAAAAACTTTTCCTTCATTCTCAGGATGAAGAGGATCTTTTACAACATAAATGTTACTGTAATATGACAACTTGCGCTTTTGTTTGCGAACTGTTTCTTTATCTTTTTCACTACCACTGTTCCAAAGTTCGCGATTATATTCCGAAACGGGATCTTTTTGCCCAATTGTAGTTAGAGAATTCTCAATGTACCATCCACCAGGACCTTGAAATGCATGAGAATACATTTTTACCCATGGCATATCTTCACCATCGGGAGCAGGAAGAAAACGAATAATTGCAGAACCGACACCACTCTTATCCATTTCGGGTTTCCAGAAACGATCATCAGCACCGTTTCCACCACTATTCATTTTTTCAACTTCTTTTACCAATTTCTCAGTAAGAGAACCCAGTTTAGATTGCTTTTTAAGATCTGAAAAACTCATTTGTATACCTTTGTATTAATTGGATTTGGTCTTTGGGACAACTTTATTCTAGTCGTACTAGAAAGGGATGTCAAGCCCTTAATTATTGATCGGAACCTGTGGACTCAATTCTTTCGCGCATTGTCTTTATAAGATTTGACATATTATTGAATATAATATTGACATCAATGTCAGTGGGAATACCAACCATAGAAATCGATTCATTAATCTTTTCTTTCATTTGAATTGCTTCTGGATCATCAGAAAGACTCAAACGAGTATATAAAACTTGCTGTCGATTTAAAAGACTTTCTAAAAGATTTACATGTTCCACTTTTTCTTCATTTGTCATTTGAGGAAAACGAAATACATTATGATATACTTTCTCTTGAATATCTGATATTTCTTTCATTTCCGTTTGGACTAGATCAGAATCAAAAAAACTCATACTTCCCCCAAAACAATATTTTTTAAAATTTTTTTGTAATGAAATACATCAATATTTAGAAACGGAGAATACTTATGAATTCTCATTGAAATAAATTCCCATATCGGATCTTTAAGTTTTCTGTCGAAATTCTTTTTATAATTAAAAATCTTATTTAAGATTATCATAGTTTCGAGAGAGATATCTCCACTCAAATGTTTTTTCAAGATAATCGGATGTCCATTTGTACAATCAAATAGTTGATCTACTTTTTGACTTGTAAATATTTTTTCAGACTCATTCTTAAAAAAATAAGTTAAAGATTGAATTTTCTTTTTCCAAGAAGTATAACGATCTTCGCCTTTTTTTATAATATCTCCAATCCAAAGTGTCTGAGGATCATCACAAGATACAAAATTTGCCACAAAAAAATCTACAACTTCTTCATCACTCTTGTTTCTTGATACTTTCTCAAACCAAAATCTGTCGCGCCTCTTATAAAAAGATTCCACAGAAGCACGACTCTTGCCACAATATTTGTGATAATCGTATTTTTCTTTTGTGAAGTGATTTTTTAATGACAAATAACAACGATAAGTATCAACTGGCATCATATTTAAAAAATTAATTTGGCACGAGAAGTTCTTTTTAAGAAATTTAGTTCCATTGCCTCATATTTAATCTTTTCCTTTAAAGGTTTTGAGATTAATTTAGGAACAGATTCAATATCAATTTTATTATTTTCGCAGAAATAAACAATTGCATCAATATAATTCATGTCTGAATTTTGATGCACTACATTTTCAATCTCTTGCGCGAATCGAGAAGGGCAATAAAACTTTTTTTGCAATTCCTTTTCTAATTCATTCTCCATTTGACCCAGTATTGTGATGTACAAATTCTTTAATATACTTAACTAGTAACTTAATATAATCTCCTTTGTTTCTTTTGTCAAATACTTTCACATCACCACCAGGAGTCACCATCAAAGTGATCAATTTTTTAATCGGAATATCAGTCATTTCGTAGTATGCCGAAGCATAAAACATCTCCTGAACAAAATAGTTTTCAATCCATTTTTCAGGTTTGATTTTTTCTGAAGTTTTAAAATCTATAACTGCTAACTCTCCATCATATTCTGCAATACAATCGACTCTACCTGCCAAACCAAAATATTCCGAATAGAGTGTTCTTTCAATTGCATGAATATTATTTATACGATCCAGATATGGTTTTGCATGAGTAAACATAATCTTTGTCATTGGCATAAACTCATTCCAATCTAAATGTAGATTCATCAGATATGCCTGTGCAGCTTCATGAAAATCAGTTCCTCTTGCAGTTGCTTTTTTTGTAATACGATTTGCTTCTTCAATACCAACTCTCTTACGCCAATCTACAAAGATTTGTCGATTATAAAAAGAAGTCACTGAAGTAATGGAAGGCACCCAGTCCCCATTTGGAAGATTATAGAGACGGATGCCGTTTTGTTCTTTCTTATTAAGTTCAATGTCACCCAGATAATTATGATGAATAAATGTCATTTTTCTAGAATATTATGATTTGTAATTTTTTGCCACATTTTTCCGTTTTTAATTTTAGTTACATGTCCTTGTCTAATATTAAACATTTTTGCTATTTCGTTTTGAGTCAATTTCCCTTCCCAAGAAAGAGTGTAAATTTCCATTATTTGTGTTTCATTTAATTTACTTAAAGGATGTGTTGTTCCGGGAAATCTATTTTTTAACTTATCAATAGTTTCTGGAGATAATTTTCTTCCTTTATTTGCCATTGATATTTTATTTTTAGATTCCTTACTATGTGTTCTTCCATAAAAAGGATTTTTATCTCCTTTCATATTTTCACTTAAATATTTTTTATATTCCTCACTATGAGTTTTTCCATACATTCCATTCCTTTCTCCCATTATTCTTTCACTTAGTATTTTAGATCCCTTTAACAATTTGTTTGGATTATTGATACTAGAAAATCCGATAGAATTTTCATTAAAGTTCATACATTTAGGATCATCTATATGTTTAGAGATATATTCTTTTTCATGCTTAAGCAATTCTTCATGACTTTCACAGAATAATACAATATCTCTTTTGAGTTTAGATTTATCCTTAATTGATCTAATCCATTTTCCACTACCCATATACCCATCATCAATATTCAAAGTACTATGTCTGCCATAATAATAAAATCCAGAAAGAGAATATGTTTTATAAATGAAATGAAACATTTATATTAAATCTGGTAAAAAATTATTTATATTCTTTTACCAGTCCAGTGTTAAATCATAAGGTTATTCCTAATTCATATTTTGCAGTGAGATATTCTTTAACCATCGATGATCTTACAATATCATCGACATCAAACTCAATAATATCAAAAGAAGGCATAACCCGAAGAATTTTCATAAAATCAATAATACCATTTCTTTCACTTGTTTTAATAAGATCAGATTGAGTAGCATCACCACAAAACATTATTTTAGAGTCTTCACCAACACGAGTAATAATTGAATCTAATTCATGTCCATTTAGATTAGCAAATTCATCAACAAGAATGATTGAATTATCAAGAGTTGTACCACGAATAAAACTTGTACTCCAGAAAGAAATCGTACCCTGTGTCTTAAGATTGCCATATAACATTTCAAAAGAAGAATCATCTGGCATCTCAAACATATACTTTACCATGTTCTTATATGGAATCTGATAGAGTGATGATTTATCTTCATGATCTCCAGGAAGAAAACCAATCTCTCTAGTCGCAACAAGAGATCTTACAATATAGATCTTCTCATAAGGAGTTTTCTCATCAAGTACATCTCTCAGTGCATTATAAAGTGCAATGAATGTTTTACCAGTACCAGCACATCCATATGCAACAATGTTTTGATTCAGTCCATATGATTTGAAAAACTTCTCTTGATTATCAGTGAGAGGCTCAATTGCCTTCATATAATCAAGATTAATTGGTTTCTTTCGTTTCATATGTTTATTACTCATTCCGAAAGGTACTGGATTTTGAGGGGAATTTCTTTTCTTAGATGGCATTTCTTTTAAACTGGTTTAACTTTCGATCCTGGTGCTTTTGATGCTTTATGAAGAACATCATTCCATCCAGGATGAGATTTTTTAAGTTTATCATAAACTTCTCCAACTTCTCCAAAGTTTGGAAATGTTGAGGGATCACTCCAGTCTCTTTCCCAATCTGGATTATCAACTTTCCACTGATCCCATTCATGAACACTTATCTTAATCTCTTTTTGTTCACCAGTTTCTTTGTGAACCACAGGATATACAGCCATAACTTATTACATAATACTAAAATATTTATTCCAGTGTAATCATCGATTCATCTACACACTCTGGACAATCCTCATGTCTTTCCCATTCAAGTGCCTCAGCAACAGCAGGAAACTGACAGATGAAGATGCACCGAATTGCCTCTGCAATGTCCATATGCTCCTTCTGTGTGCCATTGGAAGACCTTAGATCAAGGTAATGCACCCAAGACCTCACAGAACCTGTCATATACATCCTAGTGGGTGTTGCAAGGGGCAGTACGAACCTTGCACACTCCTTTGCAATATCAGCATCCAACATCTCCTTATACAGTTTCATTCCTTCCTCAAAATGTTTCTG